ACACAACAAGAGCAACCAAAATGCACGTGTGGACATAGCAAAGAAGCCCCCTGTAGAGTTTGTATAGATAAGATTATAGATAAGATATTGAATGAGCCACCAAAGGAACAGCATACAGACAAGGGAGACTTAAACAGGAAACTTGGAGGCGGTTCTTATAAGTGCCCTAAATGCGGTAAAACTAGTTATGGTTCAGTGCAGCATCATTGCCCTTTAGACAAGGCACAGCAATCACAGGAGATACCAAAAAAGGTAGAGCGATTACCAAATGAAATTAGATATACTCATAGAACCACTGAAATAATGTATCATAAAATAAATGATATTATAGATTATTTAAACACCATAACAGGGAGAGAGAACAATGGATAAAAAAGAATTAGAGGAAATTATTAAATCTTAACTAAAGAAGAGGAAGTAACACAATACTGGGATGATATACAGCTAGACGATACAACCCCTATGGGGGATAATCTACTACAGGCTATAGCGGAGTTAAACGAGGTGATTAATGATAATAAAAAAGAAACTTAGCATTGATTCAGCGCATAAGTTAGACCTTCCATATGAAAGTAAGTGTAATAATATACACGGGCATAGGTGGGAAGTAACCTGCGAGATTGAAGGCCATCTTGTAAATGGAATGGTGATAGATTTTAATAAACTAAAGTCATTTTTTGATAAGTATGACCATGTGTATCTTAATGATGTTTATGGATCTCCTACAACAGTTGAGAACCTCTCAGGCCACTTCGCAGTGGAAATATTTAAAATGCAAGATAATATAAGCCGGGTGAAAGTATCATTAAGAGAAACAGAAAATAGTTTTGCCATATCGGAGTATAAGTAATGCAGATATACACTGGGAATACATACGGCAAAAAATTAGATAAACTAAGACAATATGAGATGGGTATTGTTATAGCAAGTACTGCGGTTGATACATTCAAGCCAACAAAAGAATATCGTGACTTCCCGTGCGCGATAGATAATGGCGCATTCATGTGTTATCAAAAAGGGTATCCATTTATGGAGGGGCCATTTTTAAACCAACTGGAGTATTGCTACAAAATTGGCATACCCCTTGACTTTGTTGTTTGTCCAGATATCGTATGCGGTGGCAAAAAGAGTCTTGACTTTAGCCTAAAATGGTCAGAGCGGTTAATTGGAATACCAAACTTGGCATTAGTTATACAGGATGGCATGACAGAAACAAATCTGAACTCTGTAGACCTATCACCATTTACATATATTTTTATAGGTGGCTCTCCTGAGTGGAAATGGGAGAATGCAGAATCTTGGGTCAGTTATGCTCACAGTAAAGGTAAGAAGTGCCACATTGGCCAGGTAGGAAAACTTGACTGTCTAAGGGTAGCAAGAGACTTTGGAGCAGACTCTGTAGATAGTACAAGCTTTACACGTAACGACTCGTGGCATATACTTGATGAATACTATGACAACACACAGATGCTCATGGATATAAAATGAAAATCATTAACCACCTGAAAGATTATCTCAAAGAAGATGGTATTATATATCGCCACGCATGAAGAAATTTGGCGGATTGCACACCAGCACTTCGCATAGTCGCAAACGTTGTGTAAAAAACGCTAAAGGGAATTAGCCATAAACCGATAATTAAGTATAAAGCATAAAGGAAAATGAAAATGGACACAATGAAGTATGACAAGACTAGCAACAGACTATTAAACAGGCTAATGACTACACCCGCCAACTTATTCACAGGGCGCAAGGATAACAGGGAAATAAGTATTTACAAGATACAGAGAGATATTGATACAGAATTAGCTACTGAAATATATGACGCTCTGGAGTCTGTACGTAATAGTGAGTATGTAAATGTTAAATAAAATAATACATGGTGATTGTTTGGAGGTAATGAAAGATATTCCAACTGGTTCAATCGATGCAATAATCACTGATCCTCCATACGGCACAACAGCTTGCAAATGGGATAATGTTATTCCTTTCGATAAAATGTGGGAGCAATTACATAGAGTAATCAAGAAAAACGGTGCTATTGTATTATTTGGCTCTGAGCCGTTTAGTTCGGCTTTGCGAATGAGCAATATTAAGAATTATAAATATGATTGGATATGGGATAAAAGGTTTAGTGGGTCAATAGGTATCGCAAAATATCAGCCAATGAGGACAACTGAAAGGATATCTATTTTTTATAAAAAAGTTAATTATTTCCCCCAGATGATTAAACGGGATAAACCAATAGTAAACGGTGGTAATAAATGCCGATCAGATAGCGGACAACTGAAAAAGCCAAAACAAGGTTATAAAAAAATATATACACAAAAATATCCTATTGATATATTGACATTTGATGTTAGAGGGGAACGAGGACTACACCCCACTCAAAAACCAGTAGCATTGATAGAATATTTAATTAAAACTTATACGCTAGAAAATGAAACCGTTTTAGACTTTACAATCGGCTCAGGAACAACGGCGGTAGCTTGTATAAACACTAACCGTAATTTTATAGGCATAGAAAAAGAAAAGAAATATGTTGATATTGCAAACACACGAATATATGATGCTTTGGAATCAGTACGTAATAGTGAGTATGTATCAGCTAATTAATCCGACATAGCGACTAATACCCACATATCCGGTATTTCCGGATTACTTAATTTTTGTTTGCTTTTTGAGGGTTCCTGGAGTATAATTTAGGTACCTTTGATTATTGGCAGGTGTCGGATCGCTTCCGCCCTGCCGTCTTATTTAATCAAAGGAAACTAAAATCAAAGGAGCCTAACAATGGCAAATCAAGAAAACAATCAACAAAATCAGACTGAGGAAGTACACTATAAAGGTGTATCGAAAGAAAAAAGCGGCAATTACCGGGCGCGTATTCGTGTATATAAAGATGGTATATCAACTCCTACCCATATTGGTATGTTCAAAACATCTGAGGAGGCCGCTAGGGCTTATGATTCGGTATCGTTTGCTATCTATGGACATAAAAGCAGTTTAAACTTCCATGATACTACAGAAACGGTAATTATTAAAAATGAAAAAGGCATATTCCACAAATGCGGAAATTGTGGGGAGCTATTATCTACCGTACCAATAAAAACAGTCGATAAATGTTTCTATTGTGATGTTTTTATTACCTTTACAAAAGAGTAAACTTGTCATATCTTAAAATAATGGTTTTTAGCTCATATTATTATGATAATCCATGGGGATTTTCGAGACACGGTATAAAAGGGTTGTGTGACACCTATTTTAGGGGGGGTCGGCACGGGGGCGCCCCAAGAAACAGTATCAATATAGAGTGTTTCCTGAACGTATTTGATAGTTTATTAGTGTTTTTTTGGGCTTGCACCGCGTGAGTCGTTTTTTTGGGGGGGGTAGGGGTACCCCTAAAAATGAGTGTTTACAAAATAGGCCCCCCGGTGCAAGGGCATATTTGGCACATACCAAAATGACCCCCCTGGATATATGCAAATAGATGCTAGAAATATACCTATTAGCAATTATTTGATAATCTGTTACATTGGAGTAGACGGCAAAAACCCCGGCACCGTGAGTCGTTTTCCTAAATATGACTCACAGCAACAACACAAACCTTGTGAACATTAAAATAGTGTTTTCAGGAGTTTTTAAACCCCAAACTTGTCATATCTTAAAATAACGGTTTTTATCTAGCGCCAGGGATAACCGGAGACCTGGCGGGGACCAGTGACCGGAGACCTTGCAGGGTTCCTTTTAATACCTGATTGTTTGCGTTGCGCAAACATTTTTAAAAAAGTTCTTGACAACGCCAACATTATGAAGTATAATTAATTGTGGTATACTCCAAGAAAAAATCATATATAGCTCAGTTTGTAGGCCAGGGCATGACCTTTGAAAACGCCTGTAAAATTGTATATGCTGACCAAAAAGAAAAAGATCAAATGTTAGCTGATACCAAGTTTATTACTCAGTTAGAAGAAATACACAACACATTGCTAGTCGAGAAATTAGAGGCATATAATAACAAAGTTTTGATCTCTGACAAACCAAACGACAATTTAAAACAATTAGCATACCTGGCCCCGGAAGTATTCGACCGGGAAATTGGCAACGACAATATGCTACCCGATAGCCAGGTTAAACCGTTTATAATCAACATCGGAGACGGTGTTATAAAGGCCTCCTCATGAGCGCTACCTTGCTAAATGCCGGTCTATACGTGGTCCCCGCGTTCTTGCCTCTTTACAATGATATATGGAATTTCTTTTTTTGTTGGGGTGGCCGTGGTGGCGCTAAGTCAATTCAGATAGCCGACTGGTTAATTATGGACTTATCCCGCCAAAAGCTCCGGGCGCTATGCACTCGCGAGGTACAAAAATCAATCAAACAATCTGTTCATAGTTTACTTAAACAGCGTATAATCGACCAGGGCAGGGAGGCCGAGTGGGCCATATATTCGACATACATGATACACAAGGTCACCGGCTCAGAGTTCATTTTTTCCGGGCTACAAGATCACACCGTAGATAGTATAAAATCTTTTCAAGGTGTTGACCGGTGTTGGATTGAGGAATCGCACAGCGTGACTAAAAACAGCCTTGATATACTTATTCCTACAATCGTCAGAAAACCAGGTTATAAGATTATATTTTCATATAACCGTTACGCAGAGATCGACCCTTGTCATGCTATAGCCATCTCTATGCTGACCGAAAATAAACGCCTTGAATATCATGAGCGGTCAACCGGTAATAATTATAGTTGGTTTGAATACCGCGGGCCGGGTGCGGTTGGCGTCTTTATAAATGGGCGCTCAGGAAACCCCCGATGGAATGAGGGACTAGAACAGGATTATCAAAGGTATAAAAAAGACGATCCCGAAACACTGGCGCATGTTTACGAGGGCGAGCCGGTAGCACAGCAGGAGTTTTCCTGTATATCCCGCGAGGCGGTACGGCAGGCAATAGAGCGCCAATTATCAACCGACTCTGACGAATGGGTTTTAGGGCTTGACGTTGCGCGCTTTGGTGCTGACAAAACGGTAATGTATTTACGAAAAGGTAACGTGTCGATTGACTGCCAGGCGCTAAGGGGTAACGATACTACCGAGGTTTGTGCGCTTGTTGACGAATTTTTAAAAAAGTATGAAACTGCAAAATCAAGAATAGAAATAAACGTTGATGACACCGGCGTTGGTGGGGGTGTAAGTGACCAATTATACAAATTATATAAATATCGCGTCAATAGAATTAATTTTGGTGAAAGGGCAATAGATACCGAAAAGTATGATATAATATCAAGTGAGTTATGGTTTTCTTTAAAAGAAAGAATTGATACTGTTACTTTGTTAGATATACAAGAACTAAGAGACGAATTAACCGCGAGGCGTTGGAAAATGGATAAATACCAAAGGCGAGTGATTGAGAGTAAAGACACATTTAAAAAACGATATAAGAAATCTCCTGACTATGCCGACGCCTGCATTTTGTGTTTTTATATACACGCTTCCAGGTTCACAGCCGGCCCCACTGGGATAAAAGGACTAACGGCATATTAATATGAGTACACTATTAGAACGACTTTTTGGCAGTAGCAGTAAAAGCGGCACAATCCGTGAAGTAATGCTTACGACCTCCGCGACGCCTGAGTATAGACTGGACACGGGGAAAGTAAATGATGTTAGATTTACAAGGGGTTTATACAATAACACTCTTAATAAATACGCACTCGCCGGACAGCTCACAAAACCGATAATTAATGGCAATGTTCACTTTATAGCTGAGCCGGTTATTGAGTCCGAAAATGACGACGTTTTATTATTGCTTTCTACTATATATAAGAACTACGAAGACGTTCATAGAATGGCCGAGCGCGACGCCGACTGCTTTATATGGGTTCAATGGAATAACAATAAAAAAGAAATTGAGCTTGTAATATTACCCCCGGAAAAAGTGGTTAAGACTTTTATTAATCCCGACACTAAAGAGGTGCTAGGATACTTACTATCTGAGATGGTTCAATATAACGATATAACCACCGGTGAACTAAGAACGGTTACGATTACTGTAAAAATTACGGCCGACCAAGTTATTAAGACCTCAACAGATGGCCGGTATAATGAAACGTATGATAACCCGTTTGGGTTTATTCCGATAGTGCAGTTTAGTAACGGCCGGGAAGACTCTTTTGAGATGCGGGGCCACTCAGAGCTTGAAAATATTGAGACTCTTTTAAAGTTCTATCATGATACTATGTTTGAAGCCGGAAACTCTCAGAGGAGAGACGGACACCCCAAAATGAGTCAAACTGTAAAGGACGCCGAAAAATGGGTAACTAATAACTTCGGAGCGGGTGCCTGGGCCGGGATGCAGTCGGGCGCTACTAAGTTACGACTTGACGACCGCGACATATTTATAAACGAGGCCAACGAGAAAACCGAATACCTTAATAGGGGCTCAGCAACTGGCGACGCAATGCCTCTTTCATCTAATATTTTTACTAATATTGTTGAAGGCTCAGAAACTCCGGAAGTAATGTTTGGCGCTAATTTAGGTACAAGCCTGGCAAGTGTAAAAGAGCAACGCCCTGTTTGGATACGTAAAATTAAGACTAAGCAACGGGGTTACGGGGAGTCATGGAAGTTAGTTTTTGAGATGGTGATTTTAGTTAATAACTATGTCACATTTAGGCAACTACCCGTTGACTTTACATTACACTGGCCGGAGCCTGACTTTAAAGACGAAAAAGAGGGTGTCGAGATACTTAAAACAGTTGCTGATACTATCCAGGTATTAAAAATAAATAACTTAATTTCGGATCGTGAAGCTTACGACACAATGAAAAAATACGAAGATTTATTATTAGTAAGCAATTACGAAGACCACAAAAAAGAGGTTGATGAAACCGCGAGAGACACAGCTATTAGGGAACTAGATAGCCAAACCAGGCAAACACTCGACGAAGCTAATTTAATTGATAACGGCGCGGGCGATGATAACGGGGATGATGAATAATGGCCGTAAAAGGTTACACTCAGCATTTAGCAAACTTACAAAAAAATAAAAGTAAGCTATATAATTCATTTGTCCAGGTGACTGACGAAGTAGCGAGCGCGAGCGTTAATTTAAAAACTATAACCGACAAATCGGGCCGGCTTAAATTGAGCGCCACGAGTAACGCAAAGTTTGACGGGGCTTTAAACAAAGCAGCCGAGAAAATAAAGAAAGCGACCGATAAAATAATAAGAACTGATATATTTACTAGCGTTGATGTAACAAAGAGTCCTATTGACGAC